TACGGCACGTCTCCCAACTAGCAAAAACTTAAACTAACAAAGATATGTACGAAGTAGTTATAATAAACGGAAAGGATTACCCAGTAAGATTTGGAATGAACTCGTTGAGGTTATTCTGTAAAGATACTGGAAGAAGTTTAGCTGACTTAGATAAGCTAGGAGAGGGTATGAGCTTAGACGATGCTTGTTATCTAATCTTAAACGGAATAAAAGACGGCTCTAGAGTGAGTGGTCAAGAATGTTCTTTAAATGTTGATGATGTCGCAGACTTGCTAGACGAAGATTTTGATGCACTAAACAAAGTGCTAGAGATATTCTCTAACCAATTCTCTGCTAAATTTGAGACAGAGGGAAACGTGAAAGCTCCGAAAGGGGCGAAGAAAAAGAAGTAACTTGGGATAGTTTAGAAGCTATTGGTTATGGCTTCGGATTACTTCCTCAAGACTTTTGGAGTCTAACCTTTCACGAGTTTATCTGTATGCAGAAAGGCTTTAATGATAGAGTAGAGAAAGAACAGCAATGGGAGTGGGAGAGAGTGCGATGGTTGGCTTGTGTTAATTTACAGCCACACACTAAAAAAGGACAAAATCTAACACCACAAAAGCTGATGAAGTTTGATTGGGAGAAAAAGAAAGTTAAAACCGACATCAAGAAACAAAAGAAAAGAGCAGAATATATTAAAAAGAAATACGAATTGCTAAATAAAGACAATGGCTGAGAAAACATTAAGTATTAAATTAAGTCTAAACGACAAGCAGTTTCAGAGTAGTCTCAAAAAGTCAATGAGGTCTATGAAAAAGTTCGGAGGTAATATGAAATCCTTTGGACAAACATTGTCAAGAAATGTAACTTTGCCTATTGTAGCTTTAGGCGCTGCTAGTGTTGCAGCATTCGACAAACAAGCTAAGGCTGTTGCACAAGTAGAAGCTGGACTAATATCTACTGGTAACGCTGCTGGATTTACATCTGAACAGCTACAAAAGATGGCTGCTGATTTACAAGCAAAGACAATCTTTGGAGATGAGGTAATTTTAAAAGATGCTACTGCACAACTTTTAACTTTTACTAATATAGCTGGTCAGCAATTTGCAAGAACTCAACAAGCTGCTTTAAACTTAGCAACTAGACTAGACGGAGATTTGAAGTCTGCTAGTATTCAATTAGGTAAAGCTTTAAATGACCCAATAGCAAATCTATCGGCTCTTAGTCGTAGTGGTATTCAATTCTCAGAAGAACAAAAAGCTATAATAAAATCTTTAGCTCAGACTAATAAACTAGCAGAAGCACAAACTATAATATTAGACGAGCTAGAGAAACAATATGGAGGAGCAGCAGAGGCAGCAGCAGAGGCTGGTCTAGGACCATTCCAACAGCTACAAAACTCATTAACCGATGTTTCTGAGGAGTTTGGTAAGTTAATAGTAGAAAACATAGAGCCATTCAAAAAGTTGCTTTTAGATGTTATAAAAGTTCTTAGAAGTTTAACTGATGAACAAAAGAAAGCCATTGTTAAGTTTGCTGGTTATGCTGCAGTAATTGGACCAGTTGTAGTTGTTTTAGGTAGTTTAATATCTTCTTTAAGTATAGTTATTCCTTTAGTTCTTAAATTTGTAGCTGCATTTAATCCTATAACAGCAGCTATTGGAGCAGCAGTTTTAGCAGTTGGATATTTTGCTAAGAGAATGGTAGACTTAAACGATGAGTGGAAAGAATACCAAGAGACAACAGACGATTTAGATTTAGGTCCAGTAGTTGGAGACTTTGAGAAATTATCTACTTTAAGTGAAACATTAGCAAAAAACACTAAAAAAATATCTTTTGAAAAAGCTGCTATACCTCAAAGAATAGCATCAAAAAAGACTGGAGCTATTGCAACTGATACTGGAATACCAGAAACTTTAGAGGGAGTTGCAGCAATAGAGCCAAGTGGCTTAGAAAGTTTTAACGAAGCGTTTTTTAATTTTAGCGAGGACTTTAAGAACTCTTTAATGAATACACTTACAGAGATTTCTACTATAATAGGAAGCGTTAGTAATCTATTCTCACAAATGCACCAAAAGCAACTAACAGAATTAGAGTTAGTAAGAAAAACAGAAGTAGATAATATAATGGCAATGGCTATTTCTGAGGAGGAAAAAAATAAAATGATTGCTAAATCAGACGAAAAGTTTGAAAAGAAAAAAGCAGAGTTAGAAAGAAAAAGAGCTAGACGTGCTAAAGCAGTTGCTATATTTGAGGCTATTGTAAACACAGCAGCAGCAGTTGTTAAATCCTTACCGAATTTACCTTTAGCAATAGCTACTGGTGCAATAGGAGCTGTTCAGATAGGTACAATTGCATCTACACCATTACCAGCCTTTGCTGATGGTGGTATTGTAAGTGGACCAACGGTTGGACTTATGGGAGAGTATGCTGGAGCTAATACAAATCCAGAAGTTATTGCTCCATTGAATAAGTTAAAAGATATGATAGGAGGTCAGACGGTACAAGTACAAGGAATGATTAGTGGCGAGGATATTTTCTTATCAAATGATAGATACTCACGAAGAAAAAATAGTTATTAATGGCATACGAAATTACAAATAGAGCAAAGTTTAAAGATGACAACGGCATCTATTACGAGTTACATATTTTAAAAGATAATTATGTAGGCTCTATTAGTGAGTTTAATGTAGGTGGAGATGGTTTTAAATTATCTTATAAAGGAAGAGGAGAAAGAGTAGACTCTCCAATACACTCATCAGAAATAACTTTTGAATTTATTTTAAGAGATAATGATGACAGAAATAGAATCTTAGATATAATGGCTCAACAAGAGGGGCATTATATAGCTAGGATATATAATAACATTGCTGGAACGGAGCAAGATTTTGCAGCAATTTCTCCTATTGGTAGATTTTGGACTGGTGTAATTATTATGAATGAGTCTATAATGGAGGATATAGACTATCCACAAACAATAACATTAAGAGCTATTGATGGCTTAGAGCTTTTAAAATCAAAGCAATTTAATGATATAACTGATATATATAATGAACGTAGTGGCGAAACTGATGTAGCTATAAAGACTGCTGATAGCAACGGAGATTTTTTAGGTGGATACTATACGCTTCAATCATTGATATTAGGTATATTAAACTTAAACCCTATAGCAGAAGTATATTTAAATAATCCAGCAGTAGATAGTCTTTACGGCTTTTGGGGTGGATGGTGGTCTACTTTGACAGATATAACACAATCTAGTGGTAATTATGATTGTTCACGTTTAATTATTGTTAAGTCGAGTGCATTCTATCAAAAACCTAGTGTTCCTGGAGGAACTATAAAATATATGTCTTGTTATGAAGCATTAGAAAAAATACTTTTTTACTTAAATGCTAAAATACATCAAGGCTCTGGATACTTTCAAATAATACAATTATCAGTATATGCTCAATGGCAAGACGATAACTTTGCAAACTATGTTTGGTATGCAAAAGATGGAACAGATTTAAATCTTACTAATAATAATCTAAAAACTTTAACATCTCAAGCTAATAAAAGGTCTTTAACTAAATTCAATTTTAGCAGAATAATCAAAAGAATAATTTATAACATTGCTGGTATATCTGACTCAAATCCTTTAAACTTTGATTTATTAGATGGAGGGCAGCAAATAATGAATCAAATAAGTTTTCCTGGTAATCAATTACAATCTGCTTGGCATACTTTTAATGAATATGTTTTAACTAATGATAGTACACCAGCAGCTAACGAGTATAAACCTACGTTCTTATTTGTAGAGAGTGGACAAAATATGACATTTCAATTTAACAACTCTACAAAGTATGTTATAGACTCACAAACTGCATCAACTTGGGACGATTATAGTTTCTTTGGTTTAGTTACTAAAACAATCATAAGAATAAAGAACGACACTCAAAACTATTATTTGAAGTTTAATCCTTATGAAGATAAATATGTATGGTCTACAGAAGAAGGTCCGGTTTTACCTTATGTAGGTGGTGGTGGATTTGTAAACCTTTCATTAAATGAATACGCTTTAGCTTGGGATACAGATGTAAACTATTATACTACTAATAACTATGGTGCTGCTACTACTGATGATATGGAGGCTTGTCCAGTAAGTGGACTTATTGAATATTATTCTTATGCAGAATATTATGGAGTTGCTGCTTGGGCATATGATGCTGATGGCAACGCATTCCCAGCAAGTTTTATTAATTTAACAGCAGCGTTAGGTGCTGAAATAACTTCACAAGCAAATCCTAATTATAGTCAATTTGCAGCTCCTTTAGATTTACCAGTTGCATCTTGTCAAATATTTGTAGATGGACAGACTCCTAGTTTTGTTGCTTATGAATATATAAATGAAAATAGTGGAGTTATTGTAGACAATGGTCAAGAGATAGTAGACACTATTAACTTTGTTGAGCAATTTTATACACAAGGAGAAATTAGTGACAATGTTATATTTATAAAACTATCTAATACATATCAAGAGAACAACTTTACTATGCCATTATCTCCAAGTTGGAGTTATCTTTATGACACTACTGGAATGGATGACGTACATTTACCTAGTTTAAAGGCTATGACTTTAATAGGTATGCAGAAAAAATACAGAATGAAAATGGACACAAGGTTAGTAAGAGAGACTGACGTTTTAAATAAGTTTCCATTTAGATATGAATATTTATTAGAAGATAATATAGAGGGTGCTGATAGATATTTTATATGTATGGGGGGAGAGTATATAGCAACACCAGCTTACTTTACTGGAGAATGGTTAGAAATTAATTTTAACGATGTACAAAAGTCTAATTCTGGATTTAATGGTACACACGTTAACCATTCACACACAAGTGAAGTCAGCTATACTAACCAATCAATTCCTAATAATTTACCACCAAAATTCAAATAAATGGCTTTTTTAAACCAATTCAAGGGAATGCTAACAGATATACTAATTGAAAGACAGCAATTAGTTTTAGCAGAAACTACATCAGACATTCCAAGTGGTACAGCTACTACTAGATTAACTATAAATGCTTATGCTGGTCCATTTATGCCTAAAGGCTCTACAATAGTAGCTAAACCTAGATTCACAACAAATAGTATTAATTTAACTTTAGATGAAGATTTAAATACTGGCGCAACACAAATAAACTTTAAAAGTTTTACTGCTTCATTTGATATACCAGATAAGACTGGTCTTTATTATAATTCTGGTAATGCTATATCATTCCAAAACAAAAGATTTTTTGTTGAGCATTTACATATGTTTGAAACTGGACAAACTCATGGCAACGACCAGTTAATTGATTCTGATTCTCCTGGTAGTGGTGTATTTAATTACAATAGTGGAGCAGCATTAACTGATGGTAGTTCTTACTCTAATAATTGGGGTACTAAATACAGTGTTTTAAATGTACCTAGCTTTAAGTGTAAGCTAGAGAGAATAATATACTCTTGTAGTAGTGATGGAACTACTAACGAGGATTGGACTATCTCACTATGGAAAAAGCCAATAAATGCTAATAGTGCAACAGCAAGTAATATTACTTTATTAAACTCAGAGGACATAATTTGTCAAAATGATTCTAATTATGTACACTATATAGAACGGTATAAAGATGATATGGATATAGCAGATACTTATTTAGATGCACAAACTGCTATAATTCCTAGTTTTAAAAAGATTGGAAGTAAACAAACAAGCTCTACTAAACACTATGCAGACATAACATTAGTCTTTAGCTATTACGATGCTTAAAAAATGAAAAAATGAAAAATATATTAAAAGAAACATCAGACGTATTAGTACTAAATACCACTACATTTACCTTTGCTACTTTAGCTGATGTTGAGGTAATATTAAAGATAGCAGTATTATTATTATCTATAATATATACAACTGATAAGATTATTTATAACCGTAAACGAAGAAAAAACAATGAATCTAAAAACGTGGAGAAAAAGTCTAAATAAAGTAGAGCAAGAAATGGCATTGAAACACTTTAAGTTAAGTGAGTTTGATTCTGATGTCAAAGGAAGTGGAAAAAATATGAAAAGAGACTTTCTTAAAAAGCTAGACAAGGCCAGAGATATAGCTAAAATACCTTTTAAGATAACATCTGGATTTAGAACACCACAACACAATGAAAGACTAAGAAAGCAAGGCTATAAGGCTAGTGCTAACTCTAGCCATTTAAAAGGCTGTGCTGCTGATATATACTGCAAAGATAGTGGCGCAAGACAAAAGATAGTAAACGGTCTTATAATGGCTGGATTTACTCGTATAGGGATAGCTGACTCTTTTATACATTGTGATACTGATAAAGATAAAAATGATGCTATATGGCTATATTAGGAAATATACTAGGCAATCTATTAGGCAAAGCTGATACAATAATAGATGAATGTATCACAAGTACAGAAGAAAAAATGCAGTTAAAGAACGAGCTGCAAAAGATTATCCAAGAGCAAGAAGCTTTAATAGAACAAGAAGTTACTAAAAGATGGCAGTCAGATAACTTACAATCTAGTTGGCTTCCTAGAAACATTAGACCGTTAGTATTAGCGTGGCTTGTAGTTTCAACAA